AAGCTTTATATATCTATTATCCATATTTTATTTATTTAGTTAACACTATCTGTTTTCACATCCGCACTCTTTTTTGGTGTTGTTTTTGCAACTTTTGTTGCTTTTTTATTAATAGCCTCTTCCTTGATAGCATTTTCAATAACAGTTCTTTGTTCTTTAGCTTTAGTTTCATCAGCTAAAACATAACTTTCATCAATGTCAAATTCTAAAGCGTCAATATCTTCGTTTGATAAAATATCAACAAAAACATTATTTTTTGAGTCGATTGGGTCAACAACCAATTCAACTGTTAATTTCGAAATTTTAGCATAACTAGTTGCACGTTCGATGCTAATTCTTAAAATTCGTTTAAACGTTTCTTTAATAAGGTAAACGATTTGTTCGTTTGTTAATTTTAAACCATATTCTGCAACATCAATAGCAGATGTTTTAAGATTATAATATCCTAATTCACCATTAAAATTAGGTAAGTTATGTGTTAAAAATGATTTTAAAATTGAATAATCATCAGAATTGAAAGAACATCTATCAAAAATAGGGTCAGAACTTAAAAACTCTAAATTTTGAATGTTAATGAAACCATCTAAATCATAAGTAATCTCACCAATAGTCTCTTTATTAAAAATTGTTGTGTCTGAAGAATCTGAATCATCCCCAACTTTTTTACCACCACTTCTTGAGTGAAATTCCATATATGACTCAGCATTATTTGATTGAATTGCTGAAGTTATAGTTAAAGGACTTTTTCTTTTTAAAGTTTCATTTTTACCAGCAAACATATACCCTCTAACAAGCCCTAATGTGCTCCCAATAAACGAATTTAAAAGCGATTTGTGGTGAGATATACTTGGGTTGGTCGCAATGGCATCACCTTTAAAAATGGCGTTTCTTATAGCATCTGATGAGATTTTAATCTTATAATCTAACACACCATCTTCACCTCTAAAATAATGTTTCTTAGCGTACATATTATTATTATCAGCAGAAGTAAACTTATTTTTATTACCAGCCTTACTTTCTCTGTTCCAAAGATATTTCTGGTCACCAGAATCATAATTAACAATCCCATTACCAACTAACTCAACCTTAAAATTTACATGTTTAATTTTCATTTTTATATTTATTTAATTATTTATATTACAAAGGTACAACTTTATTTTTATTTATCCTAATTTATTTTTTCACAACACCTAATTCATCATCATAATATCGGTCATAAACAATATATGGTGTATTTGATTTTTTAGCAAGTCTTCTAACACCATCAATAGTAACGTATTTTTTATTGTCGATAATGTCATTATATTCAAAAAGTTCGTTATTTGAATTTCTAATCTTAACCATTGTCTTAAGCATTCTAGTTAAGATATTAGAATTCTCATGAAATTCTTCATCAAAACCTTTTAGCATTTGTTTATTGAAAGGTCCAACCCAATCCTTACCATTTTTATGCTCTACAATGTAGAATATTTCATTATTAACACTTCTTAATTTATTTGAACCAGCAGTTAAAATATCTGTTTTCTTTTTATTATCAAATTTTATTGGATAAATCGTTGATAATCGACTTTTACTAATATCGTGGTTAGTGTTTATAAAACTTTTAATTTCTTTTGCAAATACTTCATTAAAATTGTTATAAATAACGTATAGTTCATCTAATGTTAAGCGTTTATTATTGTAAGGTAATAAAAAATCAAACCATGCATCTGATAAATTTCTCGTATATAATAAATTTTTTATTGCTGATTGTGAAGCTAGATAACCTCTATTTATATCACTTGGTGTTTCTTTTATTATTGTTATGGTAGATTCACCATTACAATTACCAAACCTATCACATCTCCCAATTCTTTGTAGTGTCGATTGTGGTGATAAAACGTCCTCAAATAAATTATTAAAACTAATGTCTAATGAAGCTTGTAATATATGAGTACCTATAACATTAGGTTTATTTCCCAACATTTCTGATTTCTTACCATAGTTTTCAAGTAGTGACGTAAAATCACTTTCTTTTTTATCCTTAATGAATTCACTATGTAGTAATAACCCATACTCACCTTTTAATTTTTCTTCTTGTACTGAAGATATGGTATTTTTAACAACCAATGAATTTGTGTTAGGTTTAACTATAGGTCTTTCATCAAGTAATTTAATTAAATATTGTTTACTATGTATTGCTTTATAATGTGTTTCTTTGTTTGGTAAAACACTGGTTTGGTTAGTTAATGTGTCCCATAAAAACTCGCAATTAATTTGTGTCGCTGATAATAAAAGTGTTTTACTATTTGTCAGTCTATGTCTTACTCTCATTATATTAACAAACGCTGACATCAAAACAGCATCACTTATTAATTCATGGTATTCATCAAAAACAACATCACAACCAAAAATCAAACTAGAGGAATCCATTATATCATTTTTGAATGATGGAGCCAGAAAATTATCTATATTCGTTATTATAATATCACTAGAATATTTTTTAATTGAATCACTATTGGTTTTCTCAATCTCACCACCCAAAATTAATTGAACCGATGGTTTTATGAATAAATTTTCTAATTCACCCAAAACCGAATGATAAACTGATTCAGCAACTGAGTTTCTAGGTGTTACCCAGATTAATTTTCTACCAGTTTCTAACCCCCATAATAAACCTATCATAGTCTTACCAAAACCAGCTGGTGCTTTTACGATTGTTGTTTTATTTGTCTTAGATACTATGTCTTTTTGTTCAGTATACCTAACAGTATTATCGTATTTACACTCTCCGATTCCACCATCAAAATTCATTGATAGATGATTATCAACCAAAGTTTCAGAAACTTCTGAGATTTCAACCAAATTAGAAGAAATTCTATCAGCAGTTATCACAATTGACCTACATAAAATTAAAGGTTGTAATATGTTATCATCTTTAACATAAAATAATGGAGACATAACCGAATCGCTATATTCAATATTGAAATTTACCATTTTTTCACCAACGATTTCAACTAAATACTCTAACATATTATTTATCGAAACCTCATCTAGTGAATCCAAAATCTGGGTGTCCGTGTGTTTTTCGATTTGGTTAGAAATACCGTGATGCCAATAAACAATATTTGTTATTATTGATTTTTTTTCAAAATTATCTGATAAATATTTTGATAAAAAAGCCCAACCAATTTCATTATGTCTAAATTTTAAATTAGGTTTTTTAAGTTTACCATTAAGGAATTTTTGGAAGTTATTGGTTAATTTTCCGATGTCATGTAACAACGCTGAAAACTTTACAATATCGTCAAATCTATTCTGATTATCATCAGTCATTCTACCCAATAAAATTAACCCAGTTTTAGATACAATCTCAGAATGTATTTTAATACCTAAACCATTACTTTTCGCTATATAATTTTTCATATTCACATTTTATATTTACAAAGGTAATCTTTTTTTTTCACTTAAACAAAAAAAGAGGAAAATATTTTCCTCTTTTAAGTTATTTAAATGTAGTGAAACAAACCTTTCCATCCATATCTCTAGTGAAATTGATATGTTGAGAACGACCATCACTATGTATGATTATATGACTTTGTAACCATGACGAAGCACCTTTATTATAACCAACACGTAAATGAGTTGATGTACCTACTGATAAAGCACCATCTTTTCTACCTGGTGAGTGATAATGTCCTACGATTATCTTAGTGTTTAGTTTTCTAAACTGTAATAACGAACCTCTAGAACCATTACTACCAATATCACCATGTTGACCTAATTCCCAATCTTTAACTCTATATGAAACACTTCTACCTAACGTAATAAACTTAGGGAATTTCTCATTGATTAACATTGGGATAACACCTTTAACATTATATGGGTCATTACCATATTGCTCTAATAAAATGTCAGACATTTTCATATATAACCTAGAATTTTTGTACGTAGGTTGTTTCTTCCAATCTTCATTCTTTAGCCACCTATCTAGAAAATCATCATGGTTACTTCTAACAATGACAACATTCTCAAATTTCTCAAATTCTTTAAGGCCATCCATCATCAAATCAATTTCCTTACCCAAATCATTCGAACCATTCATTTCTTTACCGTATTGTATGAAAGGGTCTTTCATTTCGTGATGACTAATAGAATTACCATCAAATACATCATGTAACACAACGTGTTTAGGTGTTAATTTCTTAAATAATTTCATCGTTGAATCTAATACTTCTTGGTCATGATGACCATAGTGAATATCACCTAATATACCAGCTTCGATTTTTTCAACACGAGTAATATCAGTTTTCTTCACCTTGTGATATAAATCTATAAAATCACCAGTTTTATCATCAGCAGTTACTTGTCTAACGAAAAATGTATTATCATCTTTAATCTCAACAACCACAAATCCAAACGTATGGTGAAACTCACCAGTTTTACCAGCTTTACTATCAGTATAGTTCTTTTTGGTTACAGCACCAGTAGTTACCATCATCTTAGGTTTATTACCCTCTAATACTGGAATCATCTCCAATTGTACTTTAGGTGAGCCAAAAACACAAGAATTAACACCACTTAAAGCTTGTAACCCAGTCATAGGGTTTACAGCTGTTGGGTGAATTTTAATATCGGATAAGATAGATACGAAATCATGAATATCATGTCTATTAGCATCTAAATATGGTAATACCTCAGAATGCCAATATTCAGCATCTTTTTGGTTCTCACTCCAAATACTAGTTGGGTTTCGATACCTACCAGCAATAACATGTATATCAGCATCTATGTACTTAGCATAAGCTTCAATATTTCGCATGAACGGTTTATGTACTGGAGTATTATTTTGAGCCCAAGTAATAATGAACCTCTTTTTAGTTGAGTCAAAAGTCCTAGCCTTGGCTTTTAGGTATTGCTCTGGTTCAACCTCTTCCTTTTCTTTAAGGTTTAGTTTTTCCGAACACCATTTTCTAATAGTTCGTTCAGAGACACCAAATTCATCCCCCAATTTAAAAGCACGCCTTTCCCACGACCCATCTTCTTTATCATTATAAACATCAGAAATACGTTTCTTGTCTATATCAGTTAAATCTTTAAATTTCATTTATTAATATAATTATATTTACGTTATCGAGATTATGCTAATCTCTTATCACTTAGGAAAGTTCTAAGGAAAGCATTTCGACTACCTCCAATTTTTTCAACCCAAGCTTCATAATTTTTATCGTTAATACGATTCCACTCACTAAGTTCATCATTTTTTGGTACATATTTTTTACCTTTATCACCCCATGGATATGGGTGACTTTTATACTCTGGGTAAAGTTCCTTATTAAAAACTCTCTCATCCACAATAAAATTTATTGATGTTAACATTGAGTTTAAATCTGGTTCATAGAAAGTAGAAACTCTAACACCATTATGTTGTAGAGTTCTTAAATGTTTCTGCATTGTACCCTCATAAAACACCTCTTTAAACCCATGTCTAACTGATTGGCCCTCATTTGAGGTACCACCATTTAAAATGATGTAAGTCATCCATTCATCAATAAAATATTGATAGTTTTGGTCGTCAGAGTATAGTTTTTTATAGACATCATTACCATGGCCGAATTGGATTCCTTTTTGTGTATCTGAGATATTATAAGGTACCAAACCATACATTCTTAATTCTAAGAATTTCACTGGTTTCCTTGGTGTGGAATTTGTTTTGACCTTGATACCTTTATCAATAATGGTACTAGTGAAAGTATTAGATGAAATTAGTTTTAACATAAAATCATCATCACCACCGAAAGCGGATAAATCATCTAAAATTCTAAATTTATTTAATAAACAGAATTCATATGCTGTTTTTAATTCTTCCATATTAATGTAACCCAGTTCTATCGTTAAACAATAATGGGTTATCATTAATCCATTTTAACATCACAGGTTGAAACTCTGGTGGTAAAGGGAAACCTCCCATATAAACCACATCTCTAACAATTTCAAACTCTTGACCCTTTTTAAAAGTTAGCTTAGTATTCACTACTAGAGCATCTTTTTTCAGTATAATAACTTTATTTCCAATCATTTCTATTTTTTTAACAAATATACTAAATAAATTCCAATAAAAGTGTAAAACAAAAAAAAAGGCTAATTTCTTAGCCTTTTTTTCTACATATTCGCATTTTCTTTCTCGAAGAAGTAATCTCTAGCTTTATTTGAAATGGAGCCCGCAATTTCTTTAACCACGAAACCATTTTCAATGATAGTATCTAACTCTTCACTAACAACATCATCAATTACCCATTTGATGTATTTCCCAACATTCTTTCGGGATATTTCCATACCTTGCTCATTTAGATATTCAAAACCTTGTTCTAAACGCCTATTAGTAACTAACTCACTAACTAACTCTTTGATTGAATTTAATTTCTCAACATCAACCCTAACATTAGTCTTAACTCTTGAACTACCAGCATGCTTCTCACCTTTCGATTTAAACCAAAATCTAGACTCAGAATAACCTTCAGTTACACAGTGGAATACAATTCCCTCACCAATTCCATTATCAACACCCATTTCTTTACCAAATGGACACTCATCCTCAACTGAAATAGTCATATCAATGATATCATTCAACACATTTTTTGGTTCATTAAAATCAACCTCAACTTCAAACGTTTTAAAATCAAAAATGTTATAAATTTTATTATCAACATCCTTAACATCTTTAAAATTTTCATCTGAAACCCATGTATTGTCAATTTTAATTGCAAAAATAACAAACATTTTTTCTAGACCTGTAATAGCAACACCAGTTTGGATATTACCACCACACCACTCACCAAAAACTCTAATTTGAGTTGGGGTGTAATCCATTTGATTATATTTCATAATATTAGCTAATAACTTATCAGTGTCAATTCTATGCATGAATGTAGCAAACCCAGCATTATCTTTAACTGGGGTGATTACATTATTCCTAGATTGGATGTGAACATCATATTCAAATGTAGTTGGGTTCCAAGTGTAAATTACACCAGCATTAGTCCCATGTAACTTTACTGAACCTCTAAATTTTAAAATTGGGTTTCTAGCTACTGAATCGTAAATAGGTTGACCAGCTTCATCCAAACCTCTAAATGATGTTCTATGTTTTACCTCAGAAACTACATTCTTAAACTGCCCAATTTTTGGGAACTTTACCATTACCCCATGTTTAGGGATTTCCACAATATTTTCTTCCATTCTTTATTTATTTTTAGTTTTAATTATAATAACAAACTTGATAGTTTATTTTAAACTTTTTATCATATTTTCATTATCAATCACATCTTGTAATGAATCCGCAACATCTTTATCATCTCTTAATCTATCGAATGATGGGTATAATAACGAATAATTACCATATCTATCTTGTGATAAACCAGAACACTTTAATTCCATAATCGTATGTAATAAATTATCTTGATTTTCAGTAATATGTTTCATCATATCCTCATTCATTCCAGATGGGCTAGTTTTTAAAAGACCACAAGAACTCTCAACATCAATAGAACTAATTAAGAATTCATTCTTACTACCTTTAGTCCCATAGTTATAACCAACTATCTTCAAGTCTACATGCATCTCTAATTTCATCTTAATTTGGTGACTTGGTTTACCATTTTTCCAAACACCTTTACTATCTTTTAAAATAGTACCTTCTTCACCCTCTGATAGAACTGATTTGAAATGATTCATAGCTTCCTCATAAGAATTAACCAACACCGTTTCAACAATTGAAACTGAATCCATTTTTTTTTCTTCAACTATCTCAAGTAAATTTAAATACCTTTTACTATATTCAACATCTGATTTCATCTCAAAATATTCGTCAAGAGTTATCTTATCCCAGATTGTATAACGAACTTTATTTAACGCACCCTCAAAACTACCATGCTCATCCTCAAAATTAGTTATTTTTCTTTGTGTTTCCTTTTCACTTCTAGAACCATATTTTGACGTAATATCTATCAGTGATGCTATAATACCATTACTTTCATATCTAGGGACAGTACTACCCATAGTTAACTCACCATTTAAAACACAATCATCAAATGAAGATAATTCATCAATGAAATTAGCACCTATTAAAATAGTTGGCTCACCTTGTCTACTTTCCAATTCAACCTCACCACCTCTAATAATAGCATTACAATACCTACCATCCATCTTTAATTGTGAATACCCAATGTTACCATGTTGAAAGATTTTCCTAGCTTTTTTTTCGTCAAATGAAATAGCACCTTGATATGGTGTTTTTTCAATTAAACTAGGGAAGACCTTATTAATATAGGTAGTTCCCAAACCAATCTTACAATCTTTGTCAATGATTCTCTCGATAATATAAGCATCATCATCTGGAATGTGAGTCAGAGCACCTATAAGTTCGTTAATAGCATCATGACCAGTCCATTCTCTTCTACTAATCGCCTCAATCGTATCTAAAGAATTTTGTAAACGATATATTGAATTAATATGACTTGTTCTCTCAGAGAATTTAGTATATTCTGGGATTTGTTTTATGTAAAATTTAACCCTCTTGGAATTAGCAAGGTATAACACCCTTTTTAATAGCTCATTATCTTTATAATTAGATAATATCTCAACTTTTTTATTTGTTGATGAAACCATAGCGATTTCATCAAATATATCCTTTATCTTCATACTTATACTGTTTCTTTTAAACCTAAATAAACTTTCTCAAATCCAGAGGTTGAAGCATCCAACTCAAAATTGTTAGCTATAAACCAAATAACATAATTAGGGTCTATTGAGCTATTGAAAACAATATTAGGCCCATGATTATCTAACATTACACAATATAAATCACCAAATTTACCTAAACCATTTGCAGTGTTTTCACCACATTGGTGAGAACCACACTCGTATTCTTTTTGAGACACAATTGGGATGTTATGTGAGTGTTTAAGTTTTAGAGGACAATGAAAATGCACAATACAGTTACAATCATCATATTTATCAAATATGATTCTTTGCGATTGGCCACCTACTGATGGTTTTGAACCATAAGCAATTACATTATCATCACCATCAGTTTCAACCAATACCATTCCATTGTTCTCAATGTCATTGAAATTAGTTTTTCTAATAGAGGTTAAGAATTGATTGTTACCTAATTTACTAGCAAAATGACCAGTAGTAGCACCATTAAATTCTTTATATGCATTATTATCAATACACCAATTTACAACTTCTCTAAGTGCAAATGGTACTCTTGTATCAGACCATGGAATTGGTCTACCAGAAACCACAGTTGACCTAGTGAATGTTAAATGAGTTCTAAAATACGCTATATTAACCAATTCATCAAGACACATATCTCTAGTCATATCTTTACCATAAACACCTTCTTCTGGAGTTATAATAAAATTATTTCTAGTTTGAATATCATTAGCTAAAACTAAATTAGCTGAACTTTTTTTCATAAGGTTTAAACCCTTACTAAATTGTTCTTGAGGTGTTTCACCACTAGTTGTTTTAAAACCAACTAAAAATATATCTTTTCTTTGGCTTCTGATTTTTCTAATAATTTTTTCAGCTGGTGAGATGTTAATGAAATCACTACCAAGGCTAGTTTCCATTCTCTCAGAATGTTTGCCAGACTCTATATGACCTATTTGACCAACATAATCACATAGAGCAACATTAAAAAATATTGCTTTAACTGAATTATCATTTACCAATCCATCTATTAAATCAGATACATCTTCATTAGTAACAATAGTTGAATTAGAGTCAGCCATTTTAGTTAAAATTAACTCAACATCCATATTCGTAAAACGCTTCTGACATTTTTCATATAGTTGTTTAGCTGTTGTACCAAAAGCTGGGGTTGCTAAGGCTAAATGCGCTCTAACATGTGAAAAAGTTCCACCACCAATAATAACGATTTTTTTATTCATAACTTTTTTATTTAATTATTTAATAATATCAATTCTATATGTTGAATTCCTAGTTTTAAATGTATCTAAGGTTAAAATTTTAGTTACCGTTGAGGTTCTAAAAACATTACCATTATCACCGCTAACAATAAAAGAAAACCCTACACTTGGAGGTGCTATTGGGAAACCTACAAATTCGTAACCAGCTTCAATACCATTACCATGTGGAGAACCAATATCATTTGATACCTTAACTATTCGACACCTCTTACTTGAAATTGGGTCGATTACAATTTTAGCGGGTTCATTCATACTATATTTAAGATTTGTTTCATGAATATCAATCGTAATTTTATCTTTCAGAGCATCAACCTTTTTATCTAAATCTGAATTAGCTGATTTGATGAATGACTCTTTATCCATAGAATCATTCGAATGTATGTTCACATCTTGAAACCCATTTTCAACTACAGTTTTATTTAATAA